CGTGCGCCGGCGCACCGAAGATGAAATGAAGATCGAGCTTGTGAACGGCTCGCTCTGGCGCCTCGTGGGCGCTGACAGCTTCGACATGCTGGTGGGCGCCAACCCGCGCCACGTGACGTTCAGCGAGTACGCGCTGACCTCACCGAAAGCCTACGAGTTCGTGCGCCCGATCATCGCCGAGAACGGCGGCACGCTGCTGTTCATCACCACACCACGCGGCTACAACCATGCGCATGCGCTGTACGAGTACGCGCGCCACAACCCGACGTGGTACGCCGGCTTCCATCCCGCCAGTGCCACCGGGCTGATCCAAGCCGACGTGCTCGAAGAAGAGCAGCGCACCATGCCCGATGAACTGTATCGGCAGGAGTACGAGTGCGATTTCAGCGCGGCGAACGTGGGCTCGATCCTCGGCACCTACCTGATGGCAGCCGAGCGCGAGCACCGCATCGTCAACGCCGACCTGTACGACCCGGCCGGCGCGCCGGTCGAGTTGTTCAGCGATATCGGCTTCCGCGATGCTGCGGCGTGGTGGTGGGTGCAGCCGTGCCGCGGTGGCTTCAACATCATCGACCACGATGAAGCCACCGGGCTCGACGCCGAGCAGTGGATCGAGCGCCTGCGGGCCAAGCCGTGGAACATGCACGGCCGCAAGCTGGGCTGCGTGCATCTGCCGCACGATGCCCGCGCCAAGACCTTCCGCAGCCGCCACACCGTGGTCACCGTGTTCCTCACCAGCGGCCTCGCCGAGCGCTACAACGTGGTGCCGCAGACCAGCATCCCCGATCGCATCAACGCGGCGCGCGTGTTCATCCGCAGTTGCGTGTTCAGCCGCGCCGCCTGCGCCGCGGGCCTGCATCATCTGCGTGAATGGCACTTCGCCTTCGATGAGGAACGGCACAACTTCAAGCGCGAGCCTGAGCACGATGAGCACTCGCATACAGGTGACGCCTTCAGCTACATCGCGGTCGCTTTAAAGCCCTTCGTGATACCGGCCGAAGTGCCCGCGCCGCGGGACATCGGCTCGCCGGCCAACTATGCGTTCGATCTGGAACGCCTCTTCGGGGATCGTGATGCCGCCTGATCTGCCACCGCCCGCACCACCGCAGCAGCAGCAAGCACCGCCGCCGGGTGACTACCTCGCGCCGCCGACTGCGCAGCAACCCGATGCGCAGCGCGAGCAGCAGGAGCACATGACGCCCGAGTATTGGGCCAAAGAGATTGCGGCCTCGAAGAAGTGGCTGCAAAAGTGGCATGCGCGCGCCAAGACGATCGAGCGCAAGTACCTGCTGGCCGAGCAGGACGCCAACGCCGGCAGCAACGGCCGCGACACGTCGCGCTTCCCGCTGTTCTGGTCGAACGTGCAGACCACGATCGCCGCGATGTACGGGCAGATTCCCAAGGTCGAGGTCGATCGCGCCAACTTCGATCCCGGTGACGACGCGGCGCGCGTGGCCGCGCTGATCCTCGAACGCATCTTCCAGTTCGAGGCCGATGATCTGGAAAACAGCCCCTACTACGTGATGCAGGACTGCATCCTCGATCGCCTCGTGGCGGGGCTCGGCGTGTCATGGGCGCGCTACGAGTTCACCAGCAAGGAGTTCCCGATCGCCGGCGTGCTCGATGAGCAGGGCGGCCAGTTGATGATCCCGATAATCACCGAGGAACGCGCGCCGCTCGACTACGTGCGCTGGTCGGACTTCCTGTTCAGCCCCTGCAAGCGCTGGCAGGAACGGCGCTGGGTTGCGCGCCGCGTGCCGATGACCGGGGACGCCTTGCGCAAGCGCTTCGGCCCGGCTGCGGCTGGCGTGCCGATGGCGTTGAAGTCAACGTCTACAACGCGGGCGAGCAGCGACGACGATCCGCTGCGCGCGCTGACCGAGGACATGGCCGACGTGTGGGAAATCTGGTGCGGCACCACGCAGTGGGCCTATTGGTACGTGCAGGGCCATGACAAGCTGCTCGATGCGAAGCAAGACCCGCTCAAGCTGCAAGACTTCTTCCCGGTGCGGCGGCCGCTTTGCGCCACCACGCTGACCAAGGCGTACATCCCCAAGCCGGACTACGACTACGCCCGCAGCCAGTACGACGAACTCGATCTGATCGTCGCCCGCACCGGCCTGCTGACCGAGGCTTTAAAGCTGGTCGGCGTGTACGACAAAGCGGCCGATGGCGTGCAGCGCATGCTCAACCAAGCGACGATGAACCAACTGATCCCGGTGGACAATTGGGCCATGTTCGCCGAGAAGGGCGGGATCAAGGGGCAGGTCGATTGGATGCCGCTCGACATGGTGGTGGCAACGCTCACCTACCTCACCCAGCGCAAGCAGACGCTCTCGCAGGAAGTGTTCGAGTTGCTCGGCATCAGCGACATCCAGCGCGGCATGGCGCAGACCAAGGAAACCGCCACCACGCAGCGGCTGAAAGCGCAGTTCGGCAGCGCTCGCGGTGCTCGCGGCAGCGAAGAGGTCGCGCGTTTCGTCACCGACAATTACCGCATGCGCGCCGAAATCATCTGCAAGCACTGGCAGCCCAACACGATCAAGGAAGTCTCGCAGATCGACAAGACGCCGGATGCGCAGATGGCCGACGAGGCGATCAAGCTGCTCAAGACCGATCCCTCTGTCGCCATGCGCGTGAAGATCAGCGCCGACAACGTGACCGCGCCCGATTGGGAACTGGAAAAGGGCCAGCGCGTGGAGTTCCTGAGCGCGGTCAGCGGCTTCATCCAAGCGAGCTTGCCGATGGTGCAGGCAACGCCTTCCGCGGGGCCGTTCGTGATCCAGATGCTGCAATGGACAGCCAGCGGCTTTAAAGCCGGCAAGCAGATCGAGGGCGTGCTGGATCAGGCGCTGCAAGCGATGCAGGCCGAGAAGGCGAAGCCGCCACCGCCCCCGCCGCCACCCACCCCGTTCGACAAGAAGGAACTCGCCAGTGCCGGCGAGAACCTCGCCAACGCGCAGGAATCGTTTGCGAAGGCGATCAAGACGCTGGTGGAAATGGGCATCCCGCCGCTGGTGGCTGCGCAGCAGTTGCAGATGTTCGGTATGCAGAACGCGCAGCAGGTGAAGGCGATGGTCAACACCGATCCACCGGGGCCGCAGGGCGGCCCCCCGCCACCGGGTGGCGCGCCGCAGGGCGCACCGGGGCCGCAACCGCCGTCGGGCGTTACCGGCGGCTTCCCGCCCAAAGCGCCCGGCCCGATGCCGGCGCTGCCGGGCCTACCGGGGATGTGAACCATGAAGGTACTGCTTACACCGGGCGCGCCGCTCTGCGGCGTCTGCGGCAACATCATGATGATCCGCCGCGACACCGATACGCCGACACCGAGCCCGAAGGCGACGGTGTTCTGCGCCATGCTGACCTGTCCCGAGCGGCGCAAGCGCTACGTGCTCGAATATGAAGTGCGCGAGCTTGAACTGGCGCCGACGCAGGACGCGGTGTGACCCGGCGGCGCTTCATCCAAGACCGTGTGACCCTCGAATTTCACGAGGTCACGGCCGACCACGAGCCCGACAGCGCGCGCACCGACAGCGCGTTGTGGGGCGATCGGCACTACGACGGCCTGCGCACCACTGACGGTGCGGACATCAGCAGTCGCAGCAAGCACCGCGACTACATGAAGCGCACCGGGCTCACCACCGTCGATGACTACGGCGGCGGGCACTGGCAACGCCACGCCGAGCAGCGCGAGCGCATCGCCCGCGGCGTTGATCCCAACCGCAAGCACGATATCGCCCGCGTGATTGCCCAACTTGAAAGCAAGAGAGGCCGTCGATGACCCCCGACACCGAAGCGCCCGATAGCACCGTTGAAGAGCCCAGCCTGCGCGACTCGATCGAAGCTGCGATCACCGAGCACGTCGAGGTTGATCCCAACGCCTCGCCCGAGGCGGGCGGCGTAGCCTCGCTGGCGGCGCCACCAGAAGCCCCGCTACGCGATCCGGCGGCCCCGCCGGCACCGGGAGCACCCCGCGCGGCGCCGGCGGCCCCCAGCGCCGAGCCGATGGCCCCGGCGCCGGCCAGTTGGAAGGCCGGGCTGCGCGAGCACTGGAAAACGCTGGCGCCTGACGTGCAGGCCGAGATTCACCGGCGCGAAGGCGAGCAGGTCGAGCGCCTGCGCGAGAACGCCCACATGCGCAGCATGATCGGCCGCTTCAACTCGGTGGTGGAGCCCTACCGCGCGCTGATGGAAGCCGAGGGCGGCGAGCCGTTGAGCGCGTTCCATGACTACCTGCGCGCGGCCACGCTGCTGCGCACCGGGCCGCCGGGCGATCGCGCTGCGTTCGTCGCGGCGCTGGTGCAGCGCTACGCGGTGCCGCTCGATGCGCTCGACGCCCATCTGGCGAGCGCGATCCGCGGCGGCGGTCAGATGCCGGTGTACCCCAACGCGCAGGCCGGCATGCCGCCGCAGATGCCGCAGCAGCAGTTCCGCGATCCGCGCCTCGACGCGCTGCTGCAACAGGTCGAGCAGCAGAACGCCGACGGCATCCGCGGTGAAGTCGCGGCCTTCAAGGCTGACGGCCGCCACGAGTTCTTCGATGACGTGCGCCTGACGATGGCCGACGTGATGGACGCGGCGGCCAAGCGCGGGATCGAAATGAGCATGGAAGATGCGTACCAGCGGGCCATCATGATCGAGCCCGAAGTGCGCAAGGTGGTCGAGAGCCGCGGCATGCGGATGAGCGCCTCGCAGGCGGCGCGTACGCTGGCCGCGGCCCGGCACGCTTCGAGCAGCTTATCCACCGGGCCGGCGCCACCGGCGGCGCGCATGGCAGTCAGCGCGGGCGCCAACCCTTCGGTGCGCGCGAGCTTGGAAGCGGCCATTGACACCTTGCACACTAACGCGTAAATTTTTCTGGCTCGCAGCACCGTACCGCCTTCGGGTATGAACCCGGCGCCCCCGCGCCGCGCCATCCTCTGCCCCGGAGCGAGCCCCGCCTTTAAAGGCACCGGCTCCCCCACCGTCAAAGGCGACGACTAAGCGATTTCGCTTTCCATCGTCAACTTTTTCCGTGAGGGAGCTATGTCTTTTCCTAGCGTCACCGATATCGTCGCAACCACCATCGAGTCGCGGTCGAAGCAGATCGCCGACAACGTGACGAACAACAACGCTGGCCTCGCCTACATCAAGGACAAGGGCAACGTCAAAACGATTTCCGGCGGCTCGGAAATCCTCGAAGAACTGGCCTTCGCCGAGAACAACAACGGCGGCTTCTATTCCGGCTATGACCTGCTGCCGGTGGCGGCGCAGGATGTCATCAGCGCGGCACGCTTCACGCTCAAGCAAGCGGCCGTGCCGATCGTGATGAGCGGCCTCGAAGATTTGCAGAACTCAGGCCGCGAGCAAATGATCGACCTGCTCGATGCGCGCATCAGCGTGGGCGAATCCACGATGGCGAACATCCTGAGCTTCGGCTTCTACGGCGACGGCACCACGGCCGGCGGCAAGAGCATCAGCGGGATCGACGCGGCGGTGCCCAGCGCGGGCGCCACCGGCCGGGTTGCTACCGGCACCTATGGCGGCATCGACCGCGCCACGTGGGGCTTCTGGCGGCCGTATTTCAACCTGATGGCGGCGGCCGCGGCGAAAGACACGATCCAAGGCGCGATGAACGACACGTGGGCCAACCTCGTGCGCGGGCAGGATCGCCCGAACGTCATCATCGTGGACAACTTCATGTGGGGCGTTTACATGGCCTCGCTGCAAGCGCAGCAGCGCTTCACCGATCCCGGCAGCGCGCGGCTCGGCTTCCCCACGATCAAGTTCATGGACGCGGATGTCGTGCTCGACGGCGGCATCTACTTCGCCAGTTCCTCGTGGGGCACCGGCGCGCCGGCCAAGACGGCGCTGTTCCTCAACACGAAATTCTTGAAGTGGCGGCCGCATGCGCGGCGCGACATGGTGCCGCTCTCGCCGAACAAGCGCTACGCGATCAATCAGGACGCGGAAGTGACGATTCTGGCGTGGGCCGGGAACATGACGTGCTCGGGCCAGTATTTCCAAGGCCGGCTCAAGAGCCCGTAGCCCTGTCACTGCGGCGCTCTTCGCGGCGGTGCGCAAGCATCGCCGCGTCA